GTCGTCGCCGCCGTCGCCGTCGGACTCGGACTCGGACTCGGACTCGGACTCGGACGAGATTCCACCGTCGCCCTCCTCGCCGGTGCCCTCGGCGGCATCGCCGGTCGAGGCCGGCGGGGCACTGGCAGGCGGCGTGGTCTGGATGTCCTCGGGCACAGGGATCTCTTCCCAGCGGGCGAGGGCTTCGAGGTCCGGGCGCGGTTCGTCGCTGACGACGACCTGGCCGGACGAGAGGTTCTTGTAGGCGTGCGCCATGATCGTGCTCTCCTTCGTGAGAGGAGGGGCACCCCGAGCGGGATGCCCCTCCAGATCGGTCACGCCTTGTCGGCGCCCTTGATGAGAACCGCGCGGTTCTTGTCGAGCGTCTTCACGCCGTACAGCACGTCGAGGGACACGATGTCCTTCTTCTTCGTGATGTCGTAGTCGAAGACGACGCGGATGCCGAAGCCCTTGTAGCCCTCGATCGCCGCGTCGCGCGCGCCGTACGGGAGCTCGAGCTGGCGGGTGACCAGCGCGACCGCGGTGCGGTGGAACGCGACCGAGACCTCGGTGGTCGGCTGGCCGACGGCGGGGTTCGCCGACGGCTGGCCGATGTTCTGCGACATGTAGGCGTCGAAGCCGAAGAGGTTCGGACCGACGGAGCCCTGACGCAGGCCGGCCGTCGTGCCGGACTGGTCGGCGCGCTTAAGCAGCGGGTCCTTGAGCCACTCGCCGCGGGTGCGGGGACCCACGATGGCGCGCCGGTCAGCGCTCGGGACGTTCTTCACGTCCAGCTCGACACCGGCCTGGATCAGCGCGTCGGCCTTGTTCCACTCGGAACCGGCCGCCGTGCCGACGGTCTGGGTGATGTCGTTCCGGAACGCGAGGATGTCGCGGTCGATCTTCTGCGAGATCGCCTCCAGCGCCGGGTTGAGGAGCTGCGCTCGGAAGTCCTCCAGCTCCAGCGTGCGCTGGCGCGAGGTGAGCGCGAACGACACGTCGGCGTGGTGGTTGATCTTGACCGGGATGCCCTTCTCGGTGCCGTCCTGGATGTTGATCCCGGTGGCCGGGTCGAACTCCTGGGCGGTGAACACCGCGGGGTCGCGGATGGTGATGGTGTCCCCGACGGCGCCGACGAACTCGGAGTCGTAGTCGCGGTGCACGAGCTGCGCGGCGACCGTGTTCTCGTAGAGCGTCGCCAGAGCGGCGCGGGCGATGACGCTCGGGGTGAGCAGGGTGTTTGCCATGGTGGTGGCCTTTCTGTGAGATCAGTCGGCCACGCCGCGGGACTCGCGGTACGTGGCTCGGAGGGAATCGATGTCGTCCTTCGGGGCGTTGCTGCCGCCGGACGGCGCCGGGTCGCCGTTGCTGGATCGGGGGGCCACCTGGACCTTCCGGTAACGGCTGTTGGACTCGACCTCGGCCTTGACGAGCGTCTCCACCTGGGAGGCGTAGTCGCCTGCGGTCGTGTCGATGGCCGCGAGCTTCTCGGTGAAGCCGCGGGAGTCGAGGAGGGCGTCGACGTCGGCGTTGATGTCGGTGCGCCCTGCGATGCGGAGGAGCGTGTTCTCGGCGCGCTGGGCGGCGAGGTCGGCCTGCGCGCGGGTCAGGTTGGTGTCCCGGTCCTGCACCGCGATCTGGAGGCCTTCGACGGTCGGGGGCTCGTCGTCCTTCACGACGCCGAGTTGCTTCCCGAACTCGCGATACGCCTCCTCGCGCGCCTTCTGCGCGGCGGCGGTCGCGGCCTCCTGCACGGCCTTCTCGCGCTTGGCGCGCTCAGCGACGACATCGCCGCGAAGGTTCTCGACCAGCCGATGGGCGCGCTCAGGATCGAAGTCGTCGCCCCACGGCGGGGTGTCGCCGTCGACGGGCGCCGGCGCGGCCGGAGCCGCCGGAGTAGGAGGCTGCTCTGCCGTCGCGGCGGATGCCGCGGGCGGATCGTTCGGCGCGGGCGCGGCAGCCGGAGCGGGCGGTGCGCCCTCGCCGTCGACCGGCGCGAAGTATCGGAACCACGGCCGGTGGAACGCCGGCGCCGGGAGAGCTCCGAGGGTACGGGGAGTCTGGATGGTGGACATGGTGATGCGGTTCCTCTCCTGGCCGCCTGGGCCGGTTCGGGGCGGTCCCGCACCACCTCGGCGCGGGGGATCTGGACCGCGCACAGGGAAGCGCGGTAGAGTGGCAGGTGAAGGCGGCAGGCAGTTCACTAGGACAGCCGAGCCGCCTTCGTCGTGCCGTCAGCGGGTGAGCCTGGTCACTGTCCCGTCGCGGGCGATGTGCAGCATCGATTCCCACCAGTCGGCGCGTGCGAACCGGCGGCGCATCTCGTCGAGCACTGCGGCGTCGTCGATCGGCGTGCGGGCGGTGTCGATGACGATGCGGCGGGCGCCCTGCTCCTTGGCGCGTCGCAGCTGGTTCGAGATCGTGCTCGCACCGGCGCCACGGGGGCTCTTCAGCTCCCAGAGCATGCTGTCGATCGTGACGTCGAGATTCTTCACGCCGGGGGTGTTGTCGAGGTCTCGGAACCGGACGCGAAGGCCCACGTCGGCGAGACGGTTCGCCGTCGCGATCTCGTGTGGCTCCAGTGGAAGACCGGCCGGCACGAACGGGGCGACGCGCTCGGCGAGCCCGACACGGGCCAGCACGCGCGACACGGGTGCGGCACCGGTCGAGGATCCGCGGACGCCATCGGCGAAGCGGACCTGCGCGCGGTCGTATCGGCGGCGCTGGCCGGTCGCGGCGACGTGCTCGCGGGTCTGCTTCTGCAGGTCCAGGATCCGCCGCTGCTGTGCGCGCGCCTTCGTCGTGTCTTCGGCGGCCGTCGCGATCTCCAGCTTTCGCTTCGCATCGCGCTCGCGAACTTCCAGCTCGCGGAGCCGATCGCGGGCGGCGTGCGCAGCGGGGTCGTATCCGGGCGCGTTCGTCGGGATCCGGAAGCCGGGAAGGTACTCGACGAGCAGGCACGCGCAGTTCGGGTGTCCCGCGCCGGATGCGCGCCAGTCGACGATCGTGCCGTCGACGTGGACCGTGGCCATCTCGTCGCGGAACGCATGGGGCACGAGCCGGGGCCCAGCGGATCCGGTCGCGGCGATGATCTTCCCGAACCACGGCGCGCAGTGCTGGCATGCGCTGTTCCCGCCGAGGACGGTGAACAGGTCGATTCCGACCTGGCCGGCGGCGGATACCTTCGCGTCTGTGTAGGCGCGGACGACGGCGGTGCGGGTGGCCATCTCGGTGTAGGTGCCGATGCGCCAGTTTCGCCCGGCGATGTCCGTGAACCCGGTGACGCCACGCTCGAGGAACTCCTGCAGTGCAGCCTTCCTGGCGACGGCCGTCGGCGAGCCGAGCATGACCTGTGCGGCGTTGTTCGCGATGACCTGCTGGTAGACGTCGCCGCCCGTGATGAACTGGCCGACCGCGTCGCGTGGGTAGCGGAGGATCCGCGCCCGCATGTCGGCGAACGCGTTCCCGAGGTCCCACGCCATGAGGGTCGCGGCGAGGGCGTGCTGGGCGGCGATCGCGGGCGCCGCGCCCATCCCCGGGAGGGAGGCGACGGACGCGGCGCCGCGCGCGGACGCCTGGGCGATGATCTGCTCGGCGAGCTCGCGGGTGAGACCGGCGGTGATCTCGGCGGCGTACGCCTCCAGGTCACGGATGAGCGCGAGCTGTGCGGCGAGATCCGGGATCTCCGGCAGGTCACGCAGCAGACGGCGGGCGATCTGCGCGAGCAGGCGCGTCTCCGCGTCCGTGAACGTGGTCGCGACCTGCGCCGCGATCCGGTACACGAGCGCTTGGAAGTCGTCGTGCTCGGGGATGAACCCGGCCATCGGTCACCTCCGGGCTCACGCCTGCGTAGGCGCCTGCCCCGCAGCCTCCTTGGCCATCTGCTCCTGCATGCGCTGCACATCGGCCGGCGTCGGCTGGGAGTCGTCGTGCACGGTGCCGACCTTCGTCGGATCCGCAGCCTGACCGATCCCGAACTCCGACAGGATCTTCTGGACCTCGGTGTTCACCGTCTCGCCGTCCCACTCGGGATGCTGAGCACGGACGCGAGTCTCGACAGACGCGGATTGCGCCGCGTAGAGCATCTGGTTCGTGCGCGCCATGGACTCCTGGTCGGCTTGCGCCTCCGCGGGGAACCGGAACTCGGGCTCCTCGGTCGGCTTCTCACCGCCGTACAGGGCCGCGTCGAGCTGCATCCACGTGAGGAAGAACGGCGACAGCGTCTTCCAGTAGTTGATCTTCTTGTCGCGGGTGCGCTCAGACAGGCGGTCGTCGGACTTGATCTCCGTCGCCGTGCGCAGGCCGGCGTCCGAGCCGCCCATGCTGCCCGGCGTCCAGCCTGCGGATCGCATCGCCTGATCGCGGAGCTCCTTCACGGAGTCCGCGTGGGCCTGCACTCGGATGTCCGGCTGGAACGTCGTGATGCCGAGCGGCTGACCGTTCGGGCCAGTGAGCGCGTTCAGACCCTCGTAGACCTCACGGTCGTAGTCGAACGCGGCGCCCTGACCGAACGTGCCGGACTCAAGGTACTGGCGGGCGACGATAATGCGGGCCTTCGCGAGGCGAATGTCCCGCATCCACGAAGACCAGACCTCGTCGACGGCGTCGAAGATCTGCGTGATGTCGGTGTAGTCGGAGACGCCGAGCTGCGCGAGGTGCGGATCCTTGCGGAACAGCTTGTTCGGGCGCATGTTCGGCACGTACGCCGCGGTGAGGCCCTCGACGCCCGTCTCCATCGACACGACGGCCACCGAGCGCGGCGTGGTGGGCGCGGCGAGCCATGCCGTCTCCGGGCGGTCCTGGACCGACACGAGCGATCCGATCTTGTCGCGGGTGCCGAGGTACAGGCCGTGCTCGACGACACCGATCGCGTGCCGCTCCAGGTGCCGGTAGACCTTGCCGTCCGTGTCGTCGAGCTCTGACCAGAACGTGACCTCGGCGAGACGGCCGAAGCGGAACGTCGGGATCGCGGCGTCAGCGTGCACGGCGTCGGCCTGCACGGCCTTGAGCGCTTCCGTGTCCCACACGAGGCGCAGATACGTCCCGCCGAGCGCCGACGCGACCTCGCCAGACTCGAGCAGCAGGGAGTGGAACGCGGGCGTGTTGATGACCTTCTCGGCGCGGTCCTGCATCCGGTCGCGCGGGGTGTCCCCGTCCTTCGACCGCTCCCCGGGGAGCACCACGCGGGGCGCCTCGGAGAACAGGTAGTCGGCGGACAGCGTCGCGATGTCGGCGGCGAGCGGGATGTGCAGGCGGGAGCGCTCCTCGCCTGCGGCGGGCGGCTTGCCCCACCATGCGCGAGCACCGAACCCGACGAGCCCGCCGTTGAACTGCGAGCGGTGCGTGATCGGCCGGTTCTGGTACTTCTGCATGAGTGTCTCGACGTCGCCGGTGTACCAGCCGTCGAAGATCTGCATGAGGTCGAAAAAGCCGTCGAACTGCTTCGGCGGCCAAGGCACGTTCCCGTCGGGCAGCGGCATGATGGAGGCTCCCTTCCGGGGATGAGGTGTGGAGGGGCGCAGGTGAACCTCGGCCGAGAGACGTGGCGTCGTGGGAGCCCTTGCACGTGCCCCGGAGTTGGGCGCGCTGACGCCCCTCCAGGCGTGTGAGGCCCGTTAGAGGCCTGGTCGGCACGTGCCGGGAAGCTGTTCCTGAGCGGATACGGTGTTGTGCGACGAATGGAGCAAGGAAATGCCGGGGAATATCAAGATTGGCGCCGATGACGATGACGATCCCAAATCGACTCGTCACTCGGACGACCCGGAATTCCAGCGCCTGTGGCAGATGAAGTTCAGTGAGCTCGAGGCAATCGAGCGTGACCCTGAGCATCCTCTTCACCAGAAGGCACTGATCGTCGGTCGCGAGATGTTAGCGCCGATGGCGAAGGCCTTCGAGGTGTCGAGCCGTGTGACACGAGCCGCTCTCTCAGAGGGCCTCGGCGAGTACTGGCGCGCGGCACTGCAACCAGCAATCGATGCGTCGCGATTCCTTGAACAGAAGTACACGCCCGGCATGATGCAGATTGGCGAGCAACTCGCCCGTGCGGTCAAGGACATGCCGGCGGTTGGGGCAATCGATATGCCCAGAGCTCCAACCTCCGTGGACTTTTCCTCCAACGAGCGCCCCGACGCGACAGTGGCTGAGGTACATGATGCTGCGGAGTCGGTCGTTGTTCAGCGGCTCAGCGCCATGCTCGACGTCGCGGTTAAGGGGCTCGAACATCAACAGGAGCGGTCAGTCGTCGATGACGAGCGCGCTCGCGCACAGGGCCAACGCGACCTCCTTCTCGACGCTCGGCATCGCGACAGCACCAAACTCACCAGATCAGGGGTCACCGGTGGATGGGTTGCTGCGCTGCTGAGCGGAATGGGCATCATCGTCGCTATCGTCATTGCGATGTGGCCGAAGGGGTCGTGATGGAAGCCGCGGCACTCTGGATCAGCATCGGAGGCTTCATCGCGACCGCAGGTGCAACTTCGATCGCGTGGTGGCAGGCAATAGTCGCGATGCGGCGCAAGGTCGACGCCGAGACCGCGCGGGACGAGGCGATTGTGGCTCAGAAGGCGTCGGCCGCGGCGCTCGATGAGGCGAACCGCATCGCCGAGGATGCACGCGATCTGCTGAAAGCTCAGGACTCGCGCGACACCGAGCGTCACGACGTGCGGTGGCAAGCTCAGTGGAAGTCCCAGGAAGGGAAGTGGTTCTTGATAAATCGAGGCCATGACACGGCGCTCGCGGTGCGACTGGAGACGAATCTCCCGGGGATTGCGGTGGAGACGCAACACGAAGACGAGGTATCAAGGAACGTCGGGTTGTTCGTGCAGCTCCCTGCTGAGTTTGTCGGGACTGGCGACTTTCCGACCGTGGTCTGGCGCGTCGAGTGGCGCACTCCGTTTGGAAATGAGAAGGCGGACAGCGGCGTCTGGCCCATGTGAGTCGCCCGCAGCAGGCGTCGCGCCGAGAAGTCGATACGCTCGACGACATGGGTGCTGAGTGGATTCCGCTGTGGGTGGCTCTCGTTGCAGCGATCGGCGCGTTTTCAGTCGCGTACTGGAACTCGCGAGGCGAGTCGGCGCAACTCCGCCAGCTCCGGAGCATGAACGAGGTGCTCACTGGACTTCCGAACGGTGAGCACTCGACCGAGGCATTCAAGGTCGCTCGGGACGCACTCGCACTTCAGGTAGCGCAGCGCGTTGTGGGGCCGTCTCGTGCCGGGCAGGTTTGGTCCTGGATCGCGATGGTGGTGTCGGTGGGAATGGGGGCCGTTTGGTCTATCTGGTGGAGGACGCTGTCGCCGACCGACGCCCAACCATGGATCCTCGCGGTCGCCACTGTTGCTGGCCTTGGCGCGGGCGTAGCGAGCGGAATAGCAGTGCGGAGGTCGCGACAGGCTCGTACCCTTGAGCAGAAGCGCATGCGGGACCTGGTTTACCGTCTCAGCAGTGAGCCGTACTTCACGAGGGTCGTCGAGTAGCCACCTCACCTCGCTACGCTGGGCGCATGCGTCGTCTCATCGCCCCCGCAGCTCTCCTCGCCGTGCTCGCCCTCGCCGGGTGCGCCGGATCGCCGTCGGCTCAGACGACCATGAGCCCGGACGAGTTCCACAAGCGGGTACTCGAGCTGGCCTCGTACAAGAACCTGGACCCCACGGCCGCCGATGACCTCGGTAAGACCGTCTGCGACGGCCTCGCGAAAGCCAAGGACGCCGCCGCGCGGAAGCAGATCGCCGACTACATCGTGTCGATGCAGGAAGACGACCATAAGGGCGGCGGGCAGGACGCCGTCGTGTTCGTGGATGCGTCCATCGACCGCTTCTGTCCCGAACTGTCGCTGAAGTAGGTCAGGCCGCGAGGGCCCAGTTCAGACCGGGCCGCCACATCGACTCGGTCGTCGCGATCACGTACCGTCCGCCGTCGAGCGAGTGGTCGTTCACCTTCACCGGCTCGTCGCGGCCGTTCAGCGCCGCCTTCGAGTCCCACGAGTAGCCGGGCGCCTCGGCGATGAAGCCGGGGCACCGGTCGGTGACGACGAGCTGCCGTTCGGCGAGCAGCGACGCGGTCGTGCTGATGCCGTACGAGACGTTGTTCAGGCCGCCGGCGGTCGGGATCCCGAGGAGGTTGAGCTCCTTCTGGAAGTGGATCGCGGCCGGGTCGACGACGATGAACTCGGGGCGGAGCGCGGTCTCGTAGGGGAGGTGGTCGCGGTTCAGCCAGTCGCGGAACAGGCCCGCCTGCTGCGACGGGGACAGGAACGCGGCCTCGTCGCGGCGGGAGTCGTGCCGCCACTCGTCGAGGAGCCACAGGCGGGATCCGTAGCGGCCGTCGACCTGCTTCTCCTTCGACAGGCCCAGCAGCAGGCCGGTGGAGGGGTTGTTCGTGCCGAAGTCCATGCCGACGCCGAGGAGGCGCAGCATCGGTGGGATCGACGCCCACGCCTTCACGTGCACCGCCGGATCCCACATGCCGTAGATCGCGCCCTCAGCGGACACCCACTCGCCGAGGATCTGCCGGCGATACCAGAGGCCGGTGTACTGGGACCGGAGGCGGGCCTTCACCGCGTCGCTGAGGGACGGGTTGTCGTCCATCATGAAGTGGTAGCGGCGCCAGTCGGGAAGGTCGCGCTGCCGGTCGATGAAGTCGACCTTGAGCCAGTGCGCGGGGGAGTCGGGGTTCGTCGTCGCGAACAGCTTCGAGTCGTCGAGCGACATGCGGTTGAGGACCTGCTTGAACGCGGTCTCCTCGATCACGGTCGCCTCGTCGACGTAGACGAGCAGGACCGTCATGCCTCGGATCTTCCCCTCCGCACGGGAGTCGTTGATGCCGATGACCTGCACCTCGCGGCCGAAGATGTGAGCCGTCGGCGCGTTCTGCGTGTACTTCACCATGCCGCGGAACGCGCGCAGGCCCTCGGACGTCTCGATCGTCTGGAAGAAGTTCCGGTAGATCGACCCGAGGTTCTTCCCCACGATGAGGAGCTGCCCGTTCACGTCGCCTTCGAGCTGCGACACCGCGAGGAGGAACGCGAGCACGGAGACGTACGTCTTCCCAGCGCGGATCGAGCCCTCCCACAGGTTGAACGTCGCGCCCGGCTGCAAGCAGGCGTGGAGGGAGCGGACCTGGTTACGGCCCAGGCTCGCTGTCGCCTGGAACGTGCTCGGTGCCGGAGGGGTCATCGGTCACCTGCCCGTAGTTGTCGTCCTTGAGCGCGTCGGACATCGTGGCGAGGAGTCCGGCGATGGCGCCGCGGACATCGGCGGCTCCGTCTTCGGGCTTGCGGTCGTAGAGGCCGAGGAAGCGTGCGCGCTGGTCGATGATCTTGAGGACGCGGTCGATGGCGAACAGGTCGCCGGAGCGGGCGGCCTCGTAAGCGCCGGATTGGAGGTCGTCGAGGCGGGCGAGTTCGAGTTCGAGGAGCTCGGTTGCGGATTCGCGGGTGATCTCAGCGATGGCCTGCTTGACGGCCTTGTACGCGGTGCCCTTGTTGGAGTACCCGACTTCGGCGGCGATGTCATCGAAGGCCCAGCCTGCTCGGCGGAGATCGAGCGCGAGCTTGCGCTTCTCGGCGGCGGTCGCCTTCACCTCGGTTGCATTCGCCATGGGGTTGCCTCTTTCGCTGGGCCGCGCCTGGCGGTCAGTGGGGGTTGCGCGGCGCCTGGCCGGGCATGCCAGAGCCCCCAGGAGACGGGTGTCGATCCTGGGGGCTCTGGGGTTGCAGTGCGGAATTTACGAGCCGCTGGTGCGGCCTGCTCGGGCGGACGCTGCGGGGCGGGATCCGGTGGTGCGGCGGCTGGTGCGCCCGGCCCTGCCGTTGAGGTTCGCGTAGCCTTCCGCGGCCGCGATGCCGCCGGCGATGTACTGGCGGATGGAGCGGTTGTTCACGGGATGTCCTCTCGGGATCAGGAGCCGGAGGTCCGGCCGCCGGATGCGGATGCGGCTCGGCGCGTCTGGGAGCGCCGGAACGCGTTGCGGATGCCGCGGGCGATGGAGCGGAAGCGGTCACGCATGGTGGTCACCTCCTCCCGGTGGGCTGGTCAGTCGAGGTCGATGTCGAGGACGTCGGCGACGTCGCGGCCGTCGAGGTACTTGTCGCCGAGGTGGGCGAGGCCGGCGGCGCGGAGGAAGGCTTCCTTCTCCTCGCGGGTGGTGAAGCAGACCGCGACCCAGAACTCGGAGTCGGTGGCGCGCTTGAACCGGGAGGCCTCGGCGCGGGCGCGGTCGCGGTAGCCCTGCTCGAGTGCGGTGAACTCGGTGGCGGCGTCGGCGCCGAGGTCGTCGGTGTACTCGACGGCTGCGAGCGGGTCGGGCTCGGTGGTGTACTTCGGGCGGCGGCCGGAGAGTCCGCCGGGTCGGCGGGCCGCGCCGGGGGCCTTGCGGGATCCGGAGAGGCCGGAGCTATCGCGGGTCATGAGCGGGCCTCCATGCGAGCGCGGAAGAGGGCAAGGTCGGCGAGGGGGAACCAGTCGAGGATGCGCTCGAAGTCGGAGGGGAACCGCTCGCTGATCGGCTGCAGGAACCGGAGGTCGATGCCGTCGAACGATCGGCCGAACAGCTCGTAGTCGACGGGGAGCGCGATGCCGGCGGCCGAGATCCGGTCGAGCACCTCACCCTTGAGCCAGTCGGCGACGGGGGAGACCTTGCGGTCCTTCGGCTTCATGATCCCGTGGCGGGTGAACGACGCGCGGCGCACGATGCTGTCGGCGGCGCGGACGCCATCGGCGACCCAGGTGTCCTCGGGGAGGCCGAGGTCGCGGCGGATGAGCGCCCACATCTCGGAGTAGACCGGGATGGGGAGCTGCGCGGCTTCGATGACCTCGCACCGCTCGGGCGGCTGGAAGACGAAGTTGTTCAGCCACCGATAGAACGACGGGTGCGGGTAGCGGTGGATCCGCTTCCCGAGCGCCTGCTCCAGGTCGGTGAGGCCCTGCTCGACGAAGTCGAGGGTGCGGCCCGGGGTCCGGCCGGGGATGTAGTACAGGTGGGCGAGCACGGTCTCGATCCCCGCATCCTGCAGCGCGAGCTCGGCGGCGATCGCATCCTTCCCGCCCGAGAACGCGACCAGCACCGGACGGTTCTCGCCGGCGAGGCGGTCGCGGATCTCCGCGGAGGTGGGCTGGCCCTTGATGACGGTCGGCACGGTCACGCCCTTCCCCGAGGCCGGTAGACCGGGCTGTCGACGGTCACATGCTCGGCGATCTCTTTCGCATGGTGCAGCGACTGCGCAGACGCGGGCAGCGCGGAGTAGTGCTCGCCATTGCCCAGCGGGCTGGGGAACTGCGGGCGCTCACCGGACGGCAGGAAGACCTCCCACCATGCCGCGATGGTCGGGTGCTTCCGGATCACGACGCCATCGCTGCGGAGGTACTCGGAGCGGCCGGCCTTGGCCCAGATGAGGTCGGCGCGGTGCGCGCGGTTGTGCGCGACGGTCGGGTGAGTCACGCCGGCACCTCCACGATCCGCGCGGAGTCGAAACCGCGGCAGCCGACGGCATCCATGAGGCGCTGCTCGGCGGCTTCCAGGAGCTGGAGCTCGCGCTCGGCCCACTCGCGGGTCGGGTACGAGTCGGCATCGGCGGGATCGAACTCCATGTACCGCATGGTGCGGAGGTTGAAGTCGGTCTCGCTGCGGAGATAGCCGGTCTCGCCCTTGGTGGTGACTTCGATGCGGATCTTGACGGTTTCGCTCATGACATTGAGACTACACCGAGTGTAGAGCTTCTGTCTACACACTGTGTAAGAATAGTTGGTCTGAACGACTACACCGCGTATAGTCGTGAGAGTGGAGAAGGCCGTGACGATCAAGCAGATTCGCGCAGTCGCGAAGAAGATCGCGAGCACAGACGCGCGCAGGGACACTCTGGTGACGGAGCGCGACGACCTGATGCGTGCGGCGAAAGCTCAGGGAGCGACCTGGGATGAATTGCAAGAGGCTGCGGGCATGGCGTCGCCGACGGCCGTAGCGAGGGCGCTAAAGCGCGGCGTCTAACTGGGCCGCGGATGTCCCGGCTCGCTCGTATGATCGGGAGATATACGGCGGAGGATCGATGGCGCTTCAGTTCAGGGAATGTCGGGTGTGTGGGGAATCTCACGCGTTGCGCGCAGACGGGCGGATGTCGATCCACACTGATGCGGCGGGGACTCGTTGCGTGGAGCCAGTCCGAGCGATGCCCGAAGCTCGCCGTGAGATGCCCGATGAGGGCGACCCTGAACGTGATGCAGCGTTCGCGCTGGCTAACGACAGACGGCGGAGAGATGCGCCGCCGCGGTTCGACCGGAAGATCTACGTCGTCGATCGAGTCGAGCGTGTTCGTGGCGGGCTCCCGACACACGGGAGCCGTAGGTGAGCAAGCGCCCCAAGGTCGAGCATGACTTTCAGCTGTCACTACTCCTGCGCGAGTACGAGCGGCGTCTTGCTGCGCAGAATCACCGGCAGAGCAATGCGGAGTCGCGTGCAGGCGGTCTGATCGCAGCGTGCGCGGTCTTCGCTGGTCTGCTCGCGACGACCGCGATGACCTACGACCTGTTGCTGGCGTTCGTGGTCAACATCGCGGCCACCGGGTTCGGTATCGCCGCGCTCTTTCCGCGAGCGGTGGAAGAGATAGCGCCATCGCGTGCCCGGGACAAGATCCTTGGAGGCTCTCCGGAGGAAGGGAGCTTGTATCTCGCCGACCGGTACAAGGAGCTCGTTGAGAAGCGCGAGAAGTCCATCTCGATCCGCATGTCACTCGTGCGAGCAGGACTTGTTCTGCTCGGCGTGAGCCTGATCTTCGCCGCGAATGCGTTCGCTCAACACCTTGAGGGGAGGTGACATGGCAAACGAAGACAAGCCGGCATGGCCGCCGCCGCACAAGCCTGATCCAGAGTCTTGGGAACGGGTGACGGAAGGCCAGAACGCAATTCTGGGCACTGGAGGTCCGGCCCCGGAGCGGAAGGACGTTCCTTCCGCTCCGACGGAAGACTCCTAGCGCCAATGGCGAAGCCCCGGTCCCTCCTATGAGAGGCCGGGGCTTCGGTCTGGGCGGACTGGTCCACCATCTACGTTCTATCGTGCCTAGTTTGCGGAGATTGCGTATTTGTTTTCTGGGTTCAGGGGCGGCGTGTCGGCTTCCCGCGGGGGCGCCCCGGCCGGATCTCGTGGCTGAGTCGGACGACCGCCTTCGCCAGCACGAGCATCCGGTTGCGTTCGTCGCGGATCATCGCGAGCTTCTTGTCCTCGATCCACTCGTAGATCGCGCGGCGGGAACGCTTCGCGAGCACCGCCGCCTCCTTCACCGAGATCCACTCCTTCACAGGCGCTCCTCTCTCCGGCGCCGGTGCGGCGGTAAGTAGGCTCGGGCACATGCAGATTGAGTACCTGGCTGGACTCGTATCGACAATGTGGCTGACCCTCGCGATCCTCGCCGGAGGTTTCGCACGGACCCGAAACCGTTCGGCTTGGGCATGGTTCCTCCTCGTGTTCTTCCTCGGCCCGTTCGGGGCGTTCCTGCTCGTCGTCTGGCCTCCCGTCGAGAAGACTCCGGGCAGCTAGGCTTCATCGCTCGCGCCAATCGTGCGACCCGCCCTCACTGAGCCTCGCGCCGTCATCCCCTGCTCCATCCGGAAAGCGGCAGCGGCCATGTCCGCGAGGACGGTCCCGAGCGCCACTAGCCCGTTCTTGTGGATGCGGTCGACGTACGCCGCGGTCTCTCGGACTGCCTGCGCTCGGGTCTCGTTCTCGCTCATCGCGACTCCCAATCGTGCGGTCGTGGGGGTGTCGTCTCCGTTGTTTTCGACCGGCTCCCATAGACCTGCCTTGCGACGGCGGACCACGATCCAGCCCCCACGGATGTTGCTCGCCCGGATCTGCGCCGACTCGAGCGACGGCATCTCGGATACGATCGGCGGCTCATCGTCGATCGCGCGGATGCCGTACTCCCACTCGGGCTCGCCCTGCTCGGCCAGACGGCGCTCAGCCGCCGCGAGTCGCGTCGTCAGGTCATCGATCCGCACGGCGTCGTGGTCAGCCTGGTCCTGACGCACCTCAGCATCATGAGCCGCCAGCCACGCGTCGAAGGCGACCGCGTCCTCGTCGCGGTACTCGGCACAGCACCCGCACGCATTCGCGCCCCACTGGTACGTGTTGCGTACTTCTTCTGTCGTCACCAGCTCGGTCATCGTCTCTCTCCACCCTGCAGCGCAGCGGCGCTGTTCGCGAGCGTCGCCTCGATCTCGTCGGCGCGCTTCTTCCGCTTCCAGGCCTGATCGCGCAGCCACTCCATGAACTCGAACCGTTCATCATCGGTCAGCACTACATCGCGGACGGGTTCTCCCGTCTCCATCTCGGACTTGCGCCACCAGACACGGAACCGTCCAGGCGGCGTCACCTTCACAGCGGCGGCCTCAGCGTGGTTCTTCTTGAGAATGCTCGCCAGGCTCTCCAGGGCCCGCACGCGTTCCCGTTCCACGCGGATTGTGCGGAGCGTGTCGTTCATCCTCTGGACGTTGCGCTTCGTCTCCCCGTCGTCAGCCACGCCGTTCTCCTCCCTCGGTAGCGGCAGCCGCACGCAGAGCGGCCCGCATAGCACGCAGCGAAGGATCGCCCGGCCCGTCGTCCTCTCGGTAATAGCCCCGGTAGGCGTTCAGCGCCGCGAGCACCGCCGCATCGGACGGCTCGCCCTGCACGGCGCGGAGGAACCCGAGGATCAGGCGTGCCGCGAATGCGTCGAGCTCGTCGTTCGTCTCCTGCCGAACTCTCACCCAATCCGGCGACGAGATCCGCTCGTAGTAGAGCTCGCCGATCTGGTTCACGATGTTGCGAGCGATCGCCAGGACCTCACCATCGCCGCTGCCCGACGTGCGCTCAGGGACAAGTCGAGTGAACGGCGCGTAGGCCGTGGGGTCCTGGCGAGGGAACCCAGACATCATGAAGACGCCGTCGCCATGCAGTCGCCAGGTGTTCCCCCACGCATCGAGATAGATGCCCGGTTCCTTCGGGGTCACCGCCAATGCCTCGGCCGTGGGCTCGGGCGGCGGTGTGCGGTGCTCCGCGACGATCGCCAGTGCGCGTTCACCGATCTCCGGGTCGAGCATGATCTCCGCGAAGCCGGGCAAATCGGACGGCTTGTTCGCAGGAACGGGGATGGCGAGCAGATCCCGGATGAGGAGGATTGCGCGGTCCAGCTCCCGGTGCGCGGACTTGCCGAGGTGCGAGCCGTTCGCGAACTTGCGTGCCTCGTCGATCGTGGTCTGGCTGTTCATGCTGCTGTCCTTTCGATGGTGTGCTCGATCGTGAGCGCGTCCTGGACGGCCCAGTCGGCGCGGTACATCTCGTGGAAGTCGCGGAGGACGGTCCCGCGGATCCGGTGCGTGATCCAGCGCACGCCGTCGGGGCCCTTGACCGGTTCCCGCCAGGTGTGGGTGGCGCGGCCGACGCGGACGTGGCTAGTGACGGTGTGCTGGTCGGCGTCCCAGAGCGCCTGCACCCCGCCGGGGCGGGACTGGGCGCCGAGCTGGTGGCAGTCGCAGCGGCAGTCGACGTTTCGGCATTCGTCGTGGATCGTGACCTCGCAGTCGGCGGATCCGACCCAGCGGTGCACGTCGGGGCGGATCCGGGCGAGCTCGTGGGAGCAGAACGGGCAGGAGACGACGGTCGCGCCGCGCTCGTCGTGGGTGACGTTGCCGTGTGGGGCGATGAACCCGCACTCGGGGCACCGCTCTTTCACGACCTGCTTCTCGCGGACCTCGACCTCCAGGTCCCGGTACGCGCGCTCCGCCGCGGCCGCGAACCGGATCGCGTCGCGCGCGCCGGCTTCGTCGTGCACCCACCGGTCGACCGTGCGGCCAGACCTCGAGGCGAGGAACCCGCGGCACTCGTCCAACGTGAGGAACGACAGCGTCAGGTTCGAGTAGCCCGACGGGGCAGCGCCCTTCGGCCCGCCGGCGGGGGACACGAGGCGGCCCTCGGCGGCGCGCACCGCGGCCTCGAAGTCGGACCACGCGGCGACCGCGGCGACGGCGCGCTCGTAGCAGGGCGTGCAGAGGAACCCGACCTCGGCGGCGCGGGGAAGGCAGCCAGGGCACTCGCCCGGGTTAATGGCCCAGCCTTCGTGGTCAGGGCAGGTGACGCGGTGCGCGCCGGCCTCGGCATGGTTGCGGACACAGGTAATCACTCGGGGGCCCTCTCCTTGAACGCGATGCACGCTGGCCATCGCTTGGTCATGTCGCGGCCGTCGCCGCGTCGGTTTCGTGATCGGGGATCCGGGGTGCCGCACTTCCAGCCGTGGAAGCCGCCCTCGCGCTTCTGCCTCAGCCAGGCGCAGTCCCCGCACGTGCGGCCGTTCTCAGCGAGCGGCATGCGCGTGGCCGGGTGTGTGCCGCTCTGCAGTGCGAGCTGGTCGCGCTGCCACTGCGGCATCCGTTCCGCCTTCGAGGCGTCCTTCGGAGGGGGAGACGGGTCGAATCCGGGGAGCTCGTCAGCCACGTTCGCCTCCACGAAGCTCCGCGGCGTATTGCCGTAGCTCGGAGGCGGCGCGGCCGAAGTTCGTTGGGCGGCGCTCGCCCCCGTTCCAGGTCCGATCGCGTCGGGCTTCGAGCCACTCGGCGGCGCGCTCCACTGCCGACGCCGCGAGGACAGCTGTCGGGTGTGGTGGCAGGACCCCGTCCGCGAGCTGGGCGCCCCGGAACATGGCGAAGGCGGTCGAGGTCGGCCACGGCACTCGACTGATCAGCGGTCCATCCGAAGAGGTCGCGATGAACTCGCCGTCGGGATGCCGGCCGAAGACCAGGTATCCGCTTTCGTCTGCGCCATGCTCGAGGACGTTGGTGGCGTCGATCCCGAGAGACTCGAACAGCCTGCGGGTGTGGTCGTAGGTCAGCACAGGCAGGCTCCGCTCAGCGAGATCTCGGTGAAGCACGTCGGACAGACAGGGCGCGGCGCAGGCTCGGGCGCGGCGAGCAGCCGCGCGGTGCACTCGATGTGCACGAGCTGGCCGTCGACGAACTGGACGGTGTCGCCGGGGTGGATGCGGGAGTCGCAGTCGGCGGCGCAGACGCCGTCGTAGCGGGCCGGGAACGGGAAGGGCATGAGGATCTCCTGTCGGTGGGGCGGGGCGCCGCGCGCTTGCGGCGCCCCGCCGGGTCAGAACGGGGTGTCGTCTCCGAAGGAGCCGGGCGTGGACCAGGCGTCGGAGGTGGTGGCGGATCCGGGCGTGGCCCAGGGCTCCTCGGCGGCCGGAGTGCTGGCCTGGCCGCCCTGGAAGTTCCCGCCGCCGCCGTTCGAGGCGGCACGGGTGACCTGGGCGGTCGCGTA